GCACCCAGAAGTATCCGCAGTAATTACTATGTCGCCACACTCAGATACGGCGATGCGGTTCCACATGAAAAATGGGGCGGATATATTTTCAACCGCTGAACACTGCATGAACTACGAATACGAGGTGCCCGATGTCATACTTCACTGACCCTACTGACCGCAGTTTGTCCATGCCAGAGAAATGCGAGTGTAATAATGCCCCGCCGTCAAAGATATGTAAGAAACCTTTTTACGATGCCTTCGATGCCTGTTTGATTTGTTCTCATGACAGAGCCTGTCATAGAGACGAAGAAGAGGAGTAGATTATGATTACCCCCTCGCTTATGTGCATAGCAGTCGCAGTATACTTTGAGGCGCGGGGCGAACCCAGTGCAGGGCAGCTTGCAGTAGCCCAAGTAGTACGAAACAGAATTGAAGACCCACGTTACCCAGACAATGCGTGTGACGTGGTTAAGCAGGGGTATTACTGGAACGGCAACCCCGTAAGAAACAAGTGCCAGTTTAGTTTTTATTGTGACGGCAAGTCGGATGCCCCGAAGAACAGACAGGCATGGTTTAACGCGCTTTATATTGCGCACTTAAGCAAGTTCGTGCCCGATGTGACAGATGGTGCGACCCACTACCACAGTACAAAGGTGTTTCCACACTGGGCATACACCGGACAAGTTACAACCAAGATACACAAGCATGTTTTCTACATAGGAATTAGATAGTGACTACAACAAAAATAGATATACCGACACCAGATAAGAAAGACCTTGAACGCGAGAAAATTGCCGAGGACATTAAGAAGTATCTAGCCAAAGGCGGCAAGGTAACGCAGTGCCCGAGGAACGCGTTTACAACCGTTGACCCTGATGGCAAGCCTGTTAAAAAGAAAAAGTTTGATGGTGGACGAAACGCTTCGTTAACCTCCCCAGACAAAAGAACACTCGGTGGCTTTGTATTTCCTCCCAAAAAAGGAAAAGAGTAATGTATGAATATAACTGCACCATAACTAGAGTCGTGGATGGAGATACAGTCGATGTGGATGTGGACCTTGGTTGGGATACTTGGCGTCGCGGTGAGCGCATACGTTTGTACGGTATTGATACTCCAGAGTGCCGCACGCGAGATGATGAAGAAAAAGCTGCCGGACTCTTGGCAAAGAAGTTTGTCGAACAGATGCTCCACGTCGGAGGAACCTACAAGCTCGAAACTAGAGAGAAAGGTAAGTTCGGACGATACCTCGGAGTAATAAAGATAGCGGGCGACCTAACCATTAACACCGCACTGGTAACCGAACACCTCGCCGTACCTTACATGGGGCAAAGCAAACAAGAGATTGAAGATGCTCACAAAGCAAACTACGAAATACTAAAAGCGAAGGCGTTGATATGAGAACTTATAATGAACAGTCATTGGGCGAAGCAGTAAAAGGCCTTACTGGGAACAGTAGAGAGGAACGAGAGCAGTTTAAAAAAGTTGGGAGGGAGCTGATAAAAATACAGTGCGCGGCCTGCAAAAAAGAAAAGACTGTTAGGCATGGCGTACTCCTCAAATATTACAAAGGTAAAGATTACACATGCTACGGCTGTGGCATGGAGAAGAGGGCGCAGGACAAAAAAGAAATGAACCAAGCGTTGATAAACTTAGCCCGCAGTAAAGGCTTAATTAAATAAAGGTTATTACTATGACTGCATGGTCTTACAGTAGCATAAACACATTTAAACAGTGCCCTAAAAAGTACTACCATTTAAAAGTAGCTAGGGACGTAAAAGACAAAGGCAGCGTTGCCACGGTCTACGGGCAAGAAGTACACACAGCAGCGGAAGAATTTATTAGGGACAGAAAAGAAGTACCTAAGAAGTTCGCGTTTATAAACAATGTGCTAGAAGCGTTAGATAAAATAGAGGGGGAGAAGCACTGCGAACTTAAGCTAGGCGTGGCAAAAACAGAAGACGGTTACGCGCCCACTACGTTCTTTGCTGATGATGTTTGGTGGCGTGGCGTGGCAGACTTAGTAATAATCAACGGTGATATTGCGCACTCTATAGACTACAAGACAAGCAAAAATGCGAAGTACGCGGACACTAAACAGTTAGACGCCGTAGCCGCTGGGTTATTTACACACTTCCCACAGCTCAAGGTAATTAAATCTGCCCTAGCCTTTGTGGTCAGCAAAGAATTTATACAAAAAGAACACGTAGTAGAAAAGAAAGATTCTTACTTTGCTACGTTTGAGCCAGACTTAGAGAGACTAGAAGGCGCACAAGAGTCAGGCGTTTGGAATGCAATCAGTGGGCCTCTGTGTGGTTGGTGCCCAGTAACTTCGTGTGAACATTATAGGAAAAGATAAATCATGCAGATGATACAAAAAATGGATACAGTTAACCTTTTTCGGGAAGACAACGAAGCCATGTTGTCTATGTGGTGTAACTTAAACTGGTGGCCTACGTATGTTACAAAAGAGTTCACCCCGCGCCGGTATATGGCGCTTAACGAGCCGCTGATACACAGTTTGCGCTCTACTAGAAACGGCTACCCTGCATACATAATGGATTTATTAAAAGAACTATACGTGGTGTTATATGAGGAGCAACCCACAAAAGGTTTTATTAGGCGTCTTATGGAGGGTGGGAAACCTATACAGTGGTGGCAATGGGATTTATTCGAGGAGGTTAAATGGCGAGTAGCTAACGGGAGTAGACACTATAACGTAATAGCAGAACTTAGACGCCGTATGTGTTTACTTCTTGACTACGAAGACGTTGCCCCCAGTAGCTGGGGAGTTAGAAAAGACATGCTCGAGGCGTGGAGGAAACTCCGCATGGAAGTTATAGAAGTATACGGGGGAAACTGCGCCGCTTGTGGGCGCAACCACAAAGATCACGGGGTAGTTATACATGTAGACCACATAATCCCAAAGTCTGACGTGCCAGCGCTAGCCCTTCATTTCTCTAACCTACAACTACTTTGCGAAGAATGTAACCTCGGCAAAGGCAGAGATTATATAACAGACTGGCGTCCCGAAGCGTGTATAAACGACATTGAGGGGCTTGTACATAACCCAGAGACACTAGAGGAATGGAGCGAATGAGAAAGCCAAGAGACTACAAAGCCGAGTACGCTAAGTACCAAGGCACGGAAGAGCAAAAGAAAAAGCGAGCGCAGCGCAACAAAGCTAGGCGTTCAGCCGAGCGGGAAGGCAAGGTTAAGAAAGGCGACGGCAAGGACGTAGCCCACGTCAAGGCTATGGACAAGGGCGGCAAGAACTCTGACGGTACTAGAGTAGAGACAGCGAGCCGCAACCGTTCTTTTAAACGAGATTCCAAGGGCAACCTTGTGTCTGAGACTAGTGACCGCGAGCGCAAAAAGAAGACGAGCAAAGCATGAGAATAGTTAACGACAAAGCTTTGGTGCTAAAAACTAAGCGCCACGAACTAGTAACGGACAAGATAAAAAACTGTAAAAAAATAGGGCAAGAAGGCGAGCTTGTAGAACTAGCCGTTAAATGGGAGTTCGAGGAAGCCGCTGCTCTAGCGGAGTTGGGAGCAAAAGAAGTGCCGTCTCCTATGCTTAGGGACTACGAATGGACGGGTAAACTAACCCCTTTTGAGCATCAAAAGACAACGGCTTCTTTCCTCAGCCTGTACAAAAAAGCTTTTTGTTTTAACGAGGCGGGCACAGGCAAGACCGCATCCGTTATATGGGCGGTTGATTACCTGATGAAACTAGGGCTTATAAAACGAGTACTTGTTATATGCCCCCTGTCTATTATGAAGTCTGCTTGGCAGGAAGACCTTTTTAAGTTCGCCATGCACCGTAGTTGTTCTGTTGCCCATGGAGCAGCTGACAGAAGGAAAAAAATAATAGACGCGGGTTCCGACTTTGTCATTATAAACTTCGACGGGGTAGCCGTAGTAAAGGACACCATTCTAAAAAGCCAGTTCGATTTGATTGTGGTAGACGAAGCTAACGCTTACAAGAATGCCCAAACTAATCGTTGGAAAATACTACGCGACCTAGCAAAAACAGTAGACAGGTTATGGATGCTGACAGGTACTCCCGCAGCGCAATCCCCGCTTGATGCTTATGGTTTAGCTAAGTTAGTAAGCCCTCATCGCGTGCCTAAGTATTACACCCCTTACAGGGACACAGTCATGTATAAGGTGTCTCAGCATATATGGCGACCTAAACCCGGAGCCGACAAAGTAGTACACAACGTTTTGCAGCCCGCCATACGGTTTGAGAAAGACCAATGTCTCGACTTACCCGAGGTAGTAGCCGTGGAAAGGGAAGCACCACTTACTGCGCAACAACAAAAATATTATACGTTGCTTAAAAAACAAATGACCATGCAGGCAGCGGGGGAGCAAATTACTTCGGTAAACGCCGCTACAAACTTAAACAAGCTGCTCCAAATATCTGGGGGTGCGGTCTACACGGACGATAGAGAAGTTGTTCAGTTCGACGTAAAAAACAGACTTAATGTAGTACTTGAGGTTATCAACGAAGCCTCCCATAAAGTATTGGTTTTTGTACCCTTTACCCACACGATAGAGCTGCTCAAGGAGTTTCTAAACAAGCACAAGATACCGTCAGAAATCATCTCTGGCAAAGTCTCGCTCAACAACCGCAGTAAAATATTCCACGACTTCCAAACGAAAGACGACCCGCAAGTGCTTATCATTCAACCTCAAGCGGCTTCGCACGGACTTACTCTTACCGCAGCAGATACTATCATCTGGTACGCACCTGTCACGAGTGTAGAAACTTACTTGCAAGCAAACGCTCGCATAGACAGGCCCGGCCAAAAGCACAGCATGACCATCGTGCATATACAGGGCAGCGAAGTAGAAGCGAAAATATACGGCATGTTAAAAAACAATGTGCTTAACCATAATAAAATTGTCGAGTTGTATAGAAAAGAAGTTGAATAGGTGTTGACATTGTCTATACAAATGCTATGCTCCTTATCCCTCTTAGCAAAAGGACGGAGTAATGACAGACGATACGACAGGCAAATTAGTCGCCGCTTATATAAACATGCGGACGGCTATACAAGAGAAAGAAGAAGAAGTAAAAAAACTTAAGGAACAGCAAAACCTTATTAGTGACCGAATGCTAGAACTATGCGCAAAAGAAGACATAGACAGCGTTAAAACCCCCTTTGGCACGCTTACGCGAAGGGTCTATTCCTCTTACTGGACCAGTGATTGGGATCGAATGTATAAGTTCATTGCCGAAAATGAAGCTTATCATTTACTAGAGAAACGAATCCACAACGGAAACATGCGAGAGTTTCTCGAAGAAAACCCAGACGTCTTACCCATGGGTCTGCAATCAGATCGTAGGTACGCTGTCTCTGTTCGTAAACCAACTAATAAATAGGACTTAAAATAATGAGCAATGATATATCTATATTCACAGGACAAACCGGCGTAGCTACAGGCAACCGACAAAGTGCGCTAGCCCAAAAACTGGCTGTCTCTTCGTCGGGCAGCAACCGTAGAATTCAAGCCAATATCAACGGCACGTTTAGAAAGATGGTCAACGGGGAGCAGGTGGGTAACGCTATCCGTGGGGAGTTTAACGCAGTAGTTGTTGGTATGTTGACCGACGTGTCTCGTATCTTCTACAAAGAAAAGTTCGACCCCAACAAGGAAGCTACTCTGCCTAACTGTTGGTCCAACAACGGTGACAAACCAGAACCAAATGCGGGTGACCCCCAGCATAGCAGCTGCGTAAACTGCCCTAAGAACGTAAAAGGCTCAGGTGAGAACGGCGGTAAAGCGTGTCGTTACCAACGAAGGGTAGCTGTAATCCTTGAGGGTGATGATTCTGGCACAATATACCAGTTTAACATTCCTGCTAAATCCCTGTTCGGGAAAGGCACGGGCAACGTTCACCCATTCGAGAGCTACGTGAAGTTTCTAGTCAACAACAACATGTCCCCAGACTTGGTAGTAACTAACATAAGCTTCGACAGCAACGCAGAGACTATGGAGCTTGTGTTCTCTCCTGTTAGAGAAATCAGCGACGCCGAGTACGAGCTAGTGTTGGCGGCACAGGAACGCCCTGAGACTGACATGTACACTAAACTTACCGCTGCCCAGACAGACGGCGTTGTTAAGACTCCTGCCCTTGCCAAACCTGCACCGGCAATAACTCGTTCGGAAGAACCAGAAGAAGACGAAGTTGAGGAAGTAGACGAGCCAGTAAAGCGGCAGAAGAAGAAAGAAGCTCCCGCAGTCGCCAGTGAAGAAGACCCACTAGCTTCTATTATTAACGACTGGGGAGGCGACGACGCCTAATGAGTTACGGATATAGCCTAAAACTTATAGAGTTGAATAAGGCTGCCGACAAAAAACTTCTAGGCGTTTGTCTCGGCGCGGCGTGCATCAAAAAAGATGTGCCCGTTGCTGAGGTCGCGGAGAAACTAAATGTCAGTCGCCAAGCGGTATATAATTGGTTTGCGGGGGTTTCCAATCCTAAAGCACCAGTGGCAGTAAAAATAGAAAAACTTATTGCCAAACTGGAGCGGTAACTTTATGGAAAACGCAGACCTCATAGACCTAGTTCGCCCTCAAGGCGGATGGTACGGTTTTCTTGCGGTCAAAGATAAAATCCATTCGCGTCAACTCATGGTAGAAACCAGAGAAGAATTAGACGCGACCATAGAGGAGTACGTAGCCAAAAGGTGGTGCGTATTTTTTGGACTAGCGAAGTTTGAAACCGGCAACAGCCGTACACAAGATAACGTCGAGTCTCTCAAGTCATACTGGCTAGACATAGACTGCGGACCGAATAAGTCCTTTGCGGATGAAAAAACTGGTAGGCCAAGTGGGTATGAAACACAGCAAGACGGACTAAAAGCACTGCGCAAGTTTTGCTTGGACGTCGGACTACCCCAGCCTATGTTGGTTAATTCGGGCAACGGACTGCACGCCTACTGGCCTTTGGTCGAGGACGTGCCTAGGGATGAGTGGACACCAGTAGTTAAAAGACTTAGACAGCTCTGCATAGAAAACGGGTTCTATATAGACACTAAA